TCTTAACTTAATGACATTGCCCTATAGACTCTATTTTTTGGTTTCAATTACTTTTCGCAATCAAATTCAATTAACAAAGTTTTAATATGAATTGAACGATATCTTTTGAATAAACGAGAAATAATCCAAAATAAAAGTAATGTAAAAACCCAATGAGTAATTAAAAAAAGCATATATACGCCTCCATAATTCAGATAGATTGGTTAATAGTTACATAATGACGTTTATAGAAATATAAGTAATTTCTCGGAAAGGTCATAATTGCCTCATTTGTAAGTGAGGTATATAAACTAAAATGAAACCAAATAGAGCGTATATGATGATCATTACTCATATAAAATGTATAACAAATTATATAAAATGTCAATTATAAACAGATAAGTTATCAAATGTGCATACATAGAAAGTTTTTTTATTTTCACCATTGGTCACCGCTTTCCCTTACACTTAATATATACAATACAACTGATGGGAGGTCTATATATGACAAAGACAGCTATATGTGCAGCAGTGGGAGCAGTAGGCGGCTGTGTTGCGAGCTTATTTGGTGGATGGGATGGTGGAATGGTAACACTTATAACGTGTCAATCAATTGACTATGTATCTGGCTTGATCGTAGCCGGAGTATTTCATAAATCACCAAAGACAGAATCCGGTGCGTTGGAGAGCAAGGCGGGGTGGAAAGGACTATGCCGTAAAGCTATGACCTTATTCCTTGTTATGATTTCGTATCGTATTGATCTGATGATCGGAACTGACTACATCCGTGATGCGGTGATTATTGGATTTACGGCCAATGAGGTTATATCTATAGTGGAAAATGCTGGTCTTATGGGATTACCAATGCCGGCAGCTCTGACCAAGGCAATAGATATTCTTACCAAGAAAGCAGATCAGGAGTAATAATTTCAGGGGACCATAGATAATCTATGGTTCTTTTTATCAGGTGATGTTATGGGGATTGCAAAGAATTTTTTTGAAAATCTATTTGGAAAATTAAATATAGATAGATACGATGGCAACGTGAGAATCCGTGTTAATTTTACCAGAATGGGCAGACGGATGGATATAGCACAAGATGCTCTTGATGCCCAGGTGTGGGATGATGTGAAGAAATATATGCCATATGATTCGTACAATCTTATAAGACAGACGGATACAATGAATGCTATAGTCAGGGGTGAAGTATATACATATGATCCGAATGTAGAATATGGGCATTACCAATATGAGGGAGTCCAGTATATTGATCCAAAGTATGGTGTTGCAGGTTTTTATGATGAAAAGAATGATAAATTTTTCAGTAGAAAGGGCGTAACTAAGGAAAAAAGCGAACAACCTTTAATTTATAGCAATCCTAATGCAGAGGCACACTGGGATGAAAAAGCGTACAATTTGCATCATAAAGACTGGGTAAGGGTAGTAAAAAGGGCATTGAGGAGATAGAATATGCTAACACCAAGATATTTGCAAAGAATAATAGAGGCAACTGAGAAAAAGGCAGAACAGCTTAATGATTATCTGGTAAGCAGAATTGTTGACAGAATCCTTACTCTTTACGAAAAGACAGGAGAAATGAACATTAATTCCTCATCTATGCATGATGTTTTAAAAATGGAGTATGCAGGCAAACTTTTTGATGAAATACAGGATGAACTTGCAAGGCGCATGCCAGAAATACAGAAGGAAGTTAGGATGGCTTTTTATGATGCTGCAGGTAAGATAAATGCAGATATGTATGATTTTACACGTAAAGTTATAGATATAGAGCACGAAAAGGGAGAATTAAGAGATATTCCAGAGCTTCCGAATGTAACAGATATGGAAAAAGCAGGAATCCCCAACAGTGAAAAAGATTTGAACCTTACCCCAAAAGAAATACGTATGCTAGAAGCTGCCTATAATCGTACCAATGGTGAAATTTACAATATAACCGGTACTACTGCATCAGTGGCGCAGCAAAGTTTCATAGATGCGTGCGATACAGCATATTGGAAAACAGCACATGGCGTATCACCGAGTACTGCAATAACAGAGGCAATTGAAGAATTAGCAACTAAGGGAATAACAACAGTACACTATGGAAATCGAAAAGATAAGATAGAGGTTGCCATTGCAAGAGCTGTCAGAACAGGAATTAATCAGGCAAATGGAGATATAAAACTAACCAGATGTGCAGAGCTGGGAGTAGGTCATGTTGTGGTAAGTTCTCATATTGGTGCGCGTGTTACAAGTAGTGAGGATTACACCAATCATGCGCATTGGCAAGGAAAAGTATATAGCCTGGATTGGAATAACCCGGTATTGAGTAAATATCAGCCTACACAACAGGAAATACAAGAAAATCAGAAATTATATGGATTCTTAGACAAAACTAAGCAATTTCTCAAAAGATTATCAGGAAAAAAATACAAGGATTTCATATCATATTGTGGATATGGCAAAATGCTAGGGATATGTGGTATTAACTGTAGGCATAGTTTTGATCCATTCTGGGAAGGCGTAAGTATAAATACTTGGAAGCCGATAGACCCGGAAGAAAATAAACAACGTTATGAACTTGAACAGAAGCAGCGGGCTATGGAACGTAAGATACGCAATATAAAGCGGCAAAAAAATGCCTTTGATAATGCAGAGTCAACGGATGAGCAGGTGCAAAAAGCAATTAAGGATAAACGGCGGGAGATAAATAAGCTTCTGAAACAGCAAAGAGAAGAATATAGGAAGTTTTGCAGGGATAATAGATTAAGTACTGATACATACCGCCTGCAGATTGCAAAAGTGAATGGAGTAAGTAATGATTATATTATATCAAAGCCAATAAAAATACCAGAAGGCATTGAAAAAATACCGGGAATGACGGAAAATATTCAAAGAGAAATACAAAAAGGATTAGAGGATATCCAAAGGGAATATAATGTTGAACTTAATGTTGCGTTGAAGGAAATGGATGCAAGCCAGCCATTCACCTGTACATATGATTCTACAAGTGGAAAAATTGAGAGATGTATTAATATCAATACAGCATTTGATTTTGAGGATTTTCAAACATTAGTGGATGAAGGGTATAAACAGGGGTATTTCGCAGGGAGAAATATAGCGGATTATATAAGGCATGAAGCAGCTCATTATATGACAGGATTGAATATAACAGACCCGCAAAGATTTGCACGGTTTGCAATTGCTCTGGAAAAGAGCTATGTACCTGGAGTATCTGGATATTCTGACGATAGAAAAGATGGATTTGAGACTATCGCGGAAGCATTTGTCAAAATCCATAATGGTGAACCAGTACCGAGAGAAGCAGAAAAGATGGTTATACAGCTTGTAGAAAAGTGGAGGAGATAATGATAGTTATACCGGATTGTTTAAGATGTATAAATCTTATAGAAAACAGTGGAATGAAATGCAAAGCATTTCCAGATGGTATTCCATCAGAAGTAAGGCAGAAAAAGAAAGAAGAAGGATGTACATGTAATCAAGGAATAGGATACAAAAAAAGAAATTCGAAATAATATTTTATTGCACCCATTAACGCTATTCCCTATAATAATTATATAGAGTATGATTATAATTCATGGTAAGGGTTATAGGTATGAATGAATATTATTGGTATCCTTGCCCTCATTGTGGCAAGAAAAAAATGCAGAAGCTGAGGAAAGATACCAAACTGATTAATTTCCCAGCTTATTGTAAATGGTGTAAACAGGAAACTTTAATAACGTTATATGAGCCACCGCGCCAAGAAGCAAACTGATTTTTATTCAGTTGCACTTGGCGCTTTTTATTTGCTTTTATTGAATTGTTGGGATTAACATTTCTTTCCTTTATTTTATCAGACAGAAACATAGTTCAGAGGTAGAACGGTCACATGTGGCATGGAGTGGGTTCAATTCCCACTGTTTCTATTGGTTGGCACAACCTATAATGTGCAATCGTTGGTGGGAAGAACTCCACCTTAAAAAATCTTAATAACGAAAAGGAGTAGCATATGAAAACAGAGGATTTACAGGCACAGGGACTAAATGAGGACCAGATCAAGTATGTGTTTGCAGAGAATGGCAAAGACATTGCAGCAGAGAAAAAGAGAGCAGATACAGCAGAAAAAGATCGTGATAGTTGGAAGAACAGAGCAGAAACAGCGGAAAACACTTTGAAAGGTTTTGAGGGCAAAGATTTTGACGCTATCCAGAAGGACCGGGACGAATGGAAACAGAAAGCAGAAACAGCGGAAGCCGATTATAAGCAGCAGATTTATGATCGTGATTTTTCAGATGCTCTTTCAACGGCAATGGAATCCTATAAGTTTTCATCAGATTATGCAAAGACTGCTGTTATGGCAGAAATTAAGAGTGCAGGTCTTAAATTGCTTGACGGTAAAATCATTGGTCTTAATGATATGATTGAGAGCATTAAAGCTAAAGATGCATCTGCATTTGTAACTGAATCACAGGAAGAAAAGGCTAAGTTCACTACACCCCCAGGACAGAAACCTAAGGAAGGTACAAAGTATACACCGGAACAGCTCATGAAGATGAAAAATCAGAATCCGGGATTGGACATTAGCCAGTATATTTAAAGAGGAGATGATAAATAATGGCGTTATTTGATGCTAAAAATTTCAATGGTGAGGTATTTGGCGCCTATGTAGATAAGGTCCCAAATCTTAAAAGAAATGAATTATTGAAAAGTGGAGCTATTGTGGAGAAGCCGCAGTATGCATCTATGCTGCCGGATCAGACAGGTGGAAATTATATTTCCATTCCTATCAAAGCGAGAATTAGTGGTACTGCTGTAAATTATGACGGCAAAACAAACATTACATCAACCAGTAGAAAGACATACACACAGGGCAGAATTGTAGTTGGTCGTGCAAATGGTTGGACTGAAAAGGATTTTTCATCTGATGTAACTGGTGAGGATTTCTTACCTGCTACAGAGGAAGTTGCAGAGTACTGGGATGACATTGATCAGAAAACAATTTTATCTACCCTGAAAGGTATTTTTGCAATGACAGGTGCAAAGAATCTGGAATTTGTTAATGGTCATACCTATGATATTTCAGGTAATGATGCTGCAAATGAATTTGATGAAACTACCTTAAATACCGGCATTCAGAAAGCGTTGGGTGATAATAAGTCCAAGTTTTCACTTGCTATTATGCATTCTGCTGTGGCTACAGGAGTTGAGAACAAAAAACTTGTTGGATACATGAAGTATACAGATCAGGAAGGCGTTGAAAAGGATTTACAGCTTTACAGCCTGAATGGTCGCCTTGTGCTGGTGGATGATGATATGCCAACAGAGGAAATTGCGGCAACAGATGAAGCAGCGGCATATACAAAGTACACAACCTATGTGCTTGGAGCCGGAGCAATTGAGTATACCAACTGTGGAGCAAAAAGACCATATTCTATGAGTGTTGATGATTCGACCAACGGCGGTCAGGAAACACTGTGGAGCCGACAGAGAAAGATTTTCAGCCCCTATGGTATTTCTTTCAAAAATACTGGTATTATCAGCCCGACAGATGCACAGCTTGAGGATGGCAGCAACTGGGAACTGGCAAACAGTAATGAAACGACTAAGGAATATTACCCACACAAGGCTATTGCCATTGCGAGAATTATTACCAGAGGATAGGAGGTTCGGGGATGACTACTTATGATTTTTACACAGGTAAATATTATGGGGATATCATTCCCGAAGTTGATTTTACAAGGTATGAGAGCAGAGCTGTAGATGATCTGAATGATTTTACATTTGGCAGATTAAAAGGTAAGGCAGAATATACAGACGAAGAACAGAAAGCGGTATGTGCACTGGCAGAGATTAATTATCAGATATCCGTTGCAGAAAAGGCTACAGGTATTACAGCATCGGGCGGCGGGATAATTAAATCAATGAGCAGCGGTGGAGAGTCAGTTTCTTATGATGTAGGCAACAATATGATTTATTCTGTATTGAATAGCAATAGAGAGCAGTCAAAATTGAAATACAATGTGGCTGCCAGGTATTTACGTGGTACAGGTTTGCTATATGCGGGGGTGGACTGATGCATGATACAGATGTAACTATTTACAACCGTATAAAAAGCACGGCATACGAACATGACAGCTATATACCAACTGTATTACATAACACGTCTGTGAAGTATGTATATGGAGCACAGACGGGTACACAGGGGGATATCAATGCAGATGTAGTAGTACTGTCAATTTTGAAAAAATATCTTGCAGATGTGGTATATGTAAAACCAAAAGAGTATGCAGCAATGATTGACCATACTGGTATATTTACGCTTGATAAAGGAGATTTCTTTGTAATAGGGGATGTTAAGGAAGAATCTGGCATGGTTGATTTTCTATCATACATGAAGGAGAAATATGATAGTGTACATGAGATATTATCTGTTGCGACATATAATCTGATTCCACATTGGGAGGTAACAGCAAAATGAGTGATGTTCAGAATAAGCCGGCAATACAGCTTGAAGAACAGAAAATGATCGGCAAGGCTGTATTGCTTCTCATAAATCAATATCCAAATCTAAAAAAGATGATTGGAATAAATATAGCGTCTTTCAATTATTTGGATAAGGAAAAAGGCATAGCATTGTTTACATCTAGCGGTGCTGTGTATTTGTCACAGGATATTACAGGAGGATATACAGCGCAGTATCCTTTTGAAATTGCAGTAAAGAAGCCGACAGGATGTGATGCTGATAGGATAGCCTTGTCAGATTTTCTGGATAGTTTGGCATCTTATGTAGTTAAAAATAGAGAAGCCATTAATTTGGATGATAGCAGGACTGTAGACAGTTTGGAACAGACTACATTATCTAATTTTGTAGGCAGGGACGGTAGTTCGGACATTTACCGTGTAGGTCTACGATTGAAGTATAAAGGAGTGAATTAGAAATGGGTAGAAGCGAAGGAGATAAGATTGAACGAAAGTATCTGGCACATTTTATTGATGCTGGATTTGGAAAAACAATGAATTTTGTTCGACTGGGTAAAGATTTGGAGGAGTACAACATTGAGCTGAATCCAGATATTGAGACAAAGAAAAATATTTTAGGAGAATCCACTAATCAGGTAAAAGGCTATGAACCACAGGCTACACTTGATACTTATTACGCATACGAGGGTGACGCATTATACAATCAGTTATTAATTATTGTAAACAGCAGAGCAACTGGATCACAGTGCGTTACAAAGGTATGTGATGTGATTCTTGACACTGATGGAACGATTGTAAGTGCGTATCAGGAAGATGCTATTGTTGTGCCTACATCTTTGGGCGGTGGCACAGAAGGGGTAAATATTCCTTTTGAGGTACATTACAATGGTAACAGAACAGATGTAACAGCAAAGGCAACCATTACTGGCGGCAAACTGACAATTGCATCATAAGAGCAGCATACAAATTTATTTTTGTAGTAGTGGTGGAGATAACCTTTCCTTCTCCACCACTTGGGAAAGGATATAAAAATGGAACAGATTAAAATTGACTCAAATGTGAAAAAATATCAGATCGTTGATGAAAATGACAACGAATTGGGTGTAATTCAAATTGATACTACGGATTTTTCTTTTTTTACCAGGGTTAAATCTGCTGAAAACAGTATCAAGGAGAAGCTGCAGCATTTTAAAGATATCATTGCGGAAAAAAATTCTGACTATGATGACAAATTAGATGAGATTGAAAAACTAGATGTAGAAATTAAAGCGCAAATTAATTATATGTTTGAATCTGATGTTTCATCTATTGTGTTCGGAAAAAAAAACTGTCTATCCATAGGAAAAGGAGAATTGTTTCTTGAACGATTTATGAATGCGATTTTGCCAGTAATTAAACAAGATATAAAGAGAGAGCGGGCTATTTCGGAAGAGAGAATTGCAAAGTATACAGGGGAATATGTAAAATGATAGGTCATTTACCTATAAGTGTTGAGATAGACGGAGCACGACATAATATCAGGACAGATTACAGGGATATATTGCGGATATTTGAAGCCATATCAGATGATGAGCTGTCAAATGAAGAAAAATGGATTGTTACTTTGACTATTTTTTATGAAGAAATTCCTAAGGACACAAAGAAAGCAATGGAACAATTCATATGGTTTATTAACCGAGGGGAACAGGAAACAAAAATAAATAAAATTGTAAAACCTGTGTATGACTGGAAACAGGATGAACAGTTTATCTTTCAATCTGTAAATAAAGTTGCAGGGAAAGAGGTACGAAGCCTTAAATACATGCACTGGTGGACTTTCCTTGGGTTATTTTCTGAAATTGGTGAATGTACGTTTGCGAGTATTGTGAATATCCGTAATAAGCGTAATAAGGGGAAGAAACTTGAAAAGCATGAACAGGAATTTTACGTTGCTAATCGGCAGCAAATAGATTTAAAGAGACATTATTCTGCTGAACAAATGGCAGAAATGGAAAAGATAAATAAATTATTGGGATTTTAGAGCCAGAGCCTATGAGCCAGCGCCGTGTGAAGAGGTGCGTATATGGCAGGGTATGATGGCACAATAAAAATTAACACAAAACTTGATACGGATGGATTTGCAAAGGGTGCAAATGAATTATCTGCAAAGCAAAAGAAACTATCTGATCAGATGAATCAACAGCGCAATTCAATTGCTAGAATGAAAGCAGAACTTGATTCGATTGGAAAAACAAAGGTAGCTACGCCGGAATTTGCAACGGTGGAAAAAGAAATAGAATCCCTTACTACAAAGTTAATAGCTGCACAAGATCGGATGGATAAGTTCACAGAGCTTAATCCAGGAGATACATCAAGTAAAGCATTCAAAAGTATTGAATATGACGTAAGAACCTTGGAGGTTAGACTACGTGAGGCAGAAAGGGCAAAGAATGAGCTTTTGGAAACTGGAAAATCTCATATTTCAGGAATAGATACAAAAGAATATCAGGATCTGTCTGGAAAGATTGAACAGAGTAAAAATAGATTACAAGAGTTGCAGTTACAAGTAAGAGAAGCAGATACAAGCCTACAGAAAATCGGAAAGGATGGGAAAAAATCCTTTGATAAGATAAATAAAAGCAGCAAAAAGTCTGGTAGTCTGATGTCTACTTTTACAAGTCGATTAAAGGGCATTGTACTAAGCTTGTTGATATTTAATTGGATTTCTAAAGGATTCAATGCATTAATAGCGGGAGCCAAGGAAGGGTTACAGAACCTTGCTAAACATTCGCAGCAGTATAATGCGCAGATGTCCGAGCTTAAAAATACTAATACACAGTTAAAGAATAATTTTGCAGCAGCATTTGAACCTATTCTAACGGTAATTATTCCAATATTAACCCAATTATCAGCATGGCTTGTTAGTGTCACGAATGATATATCGAAGTTTTTTGCAATTTTGGGAGGTAAGTCATCATACACAATTGCAAAGAAAGGCGCAGATGATTATAAAAGGTCCTTGGATGGAGTTAGTAAATCGGCATCCGGGGCAAATAAACAAGTGGCATCATTTGACGAATTGGAAATGTTATCATCAGGCAATGGTAATAGTTCTTCAAATACACAGGATATGTTTGAAGATATACCTCTTGATTCATATGAGAAAAGTATAGAGAACATTAAAAAGGCATTCGATGATTTAAAAAAGATATTTGCAAATGGTTTCTTGAATGGAATAGGTGGTTTTGATAGTTTACAGGACAGGCTTGAGGATATTCGAAACAGTTTAAAAGATATAGCTAAAAATCTGTTAGAAATATTTACGGATCCCGCTGTTGTGGATGCTGCCAAAACTATGATAGCTAAAATTGTGTACGCATTTGGACAAATTATGGGAGCCATAATATCAATAGGTATCACAATAGCACAGAATTTAATTGGAGGTTTTGATAAATACTTAGAAGAAAATAAAGAATTTCTAAAGCAAAAACTGGTATCTTTATTTGATATTGCTGGGGATATTGCATTAGTTGTAGGTGATGCTTTTTCAACATTTGCTTATATATTTGAAGTATTCGGCGGCGAAAATGGACAAGCTATAACGGCGAGCATAATTGGAATATTTACCAATGCATTTTTGTCCATTGTGGAATTAGCTGGAAAAGTTACCAGAGATATATTAGATGCGCTTATCAAGCCTTTTTCTGATAATAAGGAAGAAATTAAAAGTGCGCTAGATGGAGTATTGGGAACAATTGCAAGTATTTTAAGCACATTCAAGCAGATAATAGATGATACTTTTTCTAAAATGAATGAGGTATATGATACATATTTTAAACCATTTTTTGATTCAGTTGGTCAGGGCTTGAGTAATTTAATGGAAACTTTTCTAGAACTATGGGAAACATATGGGCAACCATTCATTGATTCTGTAGCGGAAAATTTGCAAATATTGTGGAATGAATATTTAAAGCCATTGGTAGATAATATCTTGGAAGCTGTGGGGTTAGTAATGGAATTTTTAATGGAATTATGGAATAACGTTTTGCAACCATTAATTAATTGGTTAATGAGTTCTTTGTTTCCACAAGTTATAGGTTATATGCAGAAAACATATAACAAGTTTCATGGGATAATTACGCATATTACGGATGCAATTAATGGGTTGGTTGATGTTGTAAAGGGAATCATTAATATTCTTATAGGTATAGTCGATGGTGATTGGCAGAGAGTATGGGATGGTTTTGGAGAGGTTATAGATGGAACAGTAAAGGCTATAAAAGGAATACTAAACTCGTTAATTACTATGGTTGAAGGTGTTGCTAATGCTGTAGTAGGAATTATAAATACAATGATTCGAGCGTTTAATTCCTTGTCCTTTGATATTCCAGATTGGGTGCCGTCTATTGGTGGCAATCATTATGGATTTAATTTAAAGGAAATTTCAGAAGTTAAATTTCCCCGTCTTGCTACCGGTACAGTGGTTCCACCTGGAATGAGCGAATTTTTAGCAGTACTTGGTGACAATAATAAGGAAACGGAAGTTGTCTCTCCATTATCCACCATTAAAGAAGCAGTAGCGCAGGTTATGGCTGAAATGGGCAGTAACAATGACCAGAGCGGAGATATTATTATAAACATAGACGGACATGAAGTATTCAGGGTTGTCCGGGAACAGAACAAAGAATATAAAAAGGCAACTGGGCAGAGTGCATTTGCATAGGAGGAGATCATGTATAAGGGTTATTTATTAAGAATTGGAAATGAAGCAATACCGGACAAGTATATAACTGAATCCTCCTATTATGTGACTCCATGCCAGATACAGGATTTGGACAGTTACAGAGATAATACCGGTATATTGCACAGGACCGTTGTAGCCAATACTCCATCAAAAGTAGAATTTAAAACTATTGATGGACTTACTAACGAAGAAATGAAAAGTTTATGGGGAATATTTAAAAGAAACTTTACAGCACCGGAAGAAAGAAAAGCAAAGGTTACTTTCTATGTTCCCCTGGATGAGGACTATATTACTGAGTTTATGTATTTAAAGAATCCTAAGCCGCAGATCGATCACATTGACAGCAACACCAACACTGTATATTACAAAGGACTACAATTTGTACTGACGGGGTATTAATTATGTTATGGGTAGCAGATAAGGTAAGGGGTATTTATACAGCAGATAATTATTACCCTACGGAACTGAATACATTACAATTGAATTTCTATGATCAGAAATCAAAACTGTATCCTGACGTAGATCTTTATCCGGCCGGTAAAGTGTATCCTTCAGAAAGGGTAAAAGCTACTTTCACATTTGATGAGAGTGATATTGTAAGCGAGTCTATGACTATCACAGAGGGATTGTGTGATACAGACAAGATAGACTATCGAAGTTGTGTATCTTCTTCTCTGGCAATTGAAATTACAGATGTGCAGCAGGATGTCCAGGACATGGAAATAGAGGTAATTCAGATCCTGACAAATGAGGAGGGAGATGAGGAATATCAAGTTCCCTTGTTTGAAGGTATCGTAGACATTGCACAGAAGAATGGAGATAAGACCAGGCGCAAAATAAAGGCATACGATTATCTATATTACAGATACAATGAGAACATCATAGACTGGTACAATTCACTTACATTTCCAATGAAATGTAAGGATTTGAGAATTGCTCTTTATCGTGCTTACAATATGCCCTATGTGGTACAGGACCTGGTCAACGACAATATATATATTAATAAATCAGATATTGATGAGTTGAATGGTAGAGAACTGCTAAAGATGATTGGAGAATTCAATGGAGCATTCGTTCATATTAACCGTAGCAACCAGATAAAATTCATCAGTCTGGATAGATACAATTACATTTATCCAGATAATTCTAGGCTGCCTGATACGTTTTATCCAGGAGCGCAGACGGATGCTCATGGATTTGAACATGCAGAAGTGTACATAGACTGTGAATATGGAGATTATAGGGTACAGGAAATCAACAGAATTACAGTCAAGGAACAGGATAGTTTGCTTGGTGTGTATGGAACCGGTACAAATACATATGAGATTATCGATAATATTCTTTTCCATGGAATGGATGGTGAGGTAATAACATCTGCATTATCTAATATCTACTCTAAGATTGGTGGAATTTGGTATGTACCTCATAAGACTACGATAAAGGGCAGACCATACGTTGAGTGTGGAGATGTAATAAATGTTCAGATCAGCCCGAATAAGTCTATCGATACCTATGTATTTAAAAGAACATTAAAGGGTGTATATGCCATGAAAGATACATATGAAGCAAATGGGGATGAATATCACAATAAGTTGTATGAGGTAGAAGAATGGACAGAATAAGGCTTACAAATAATGTTACATATCCTATCGAACAGATAGAGGTGTCACAGGATTCAATGAGAATTACATTTCGCAAGACTGTAGATTCATCTACTGTAGATACCAGATATCTAAAAACAATTCGTATAGAGGATAGAAAAGGAAATTTGCTTGGAAAATATGAGAACTTCACGACTGTAATTAAACGTAGCCTTAATCACTTGCTGCTACGTCGAATTATTTATACTGACAGTCAATTGGCAGCGCAAGCGGCTACTGATGCAGATTTGTGTACATATGAATCACAGCAGTCTGTTACTGATTTGGATGTCGAATCTCTGGAGATACAGCAGTCAGATACAGATAATGACATTAATAGTATAGAAATGCAACAGGATCTTACGGATGTAGATGTAGGGCAGATTGAGCAGGGACAGACAATTACAGAAACAGAATTAGAACTATTATCTATGGAGGTATAAAGACATGGCACTTGGTAAATTTGAAACAGTAAAGAAAAGGTATCAGCAGGGATTTGTAAGGGATGATCAGTTGCGGCGGTATTGGGAATTGGGAGTATTGACAGATGAACAGTATATTGAGATTTACCAGTTGAAATATCTAGGTGGTTATCCTGAAGGATTAGAGCCCACTGAAAGTAAGGAGGAAGATGAGAATGTATGAGAGAGTTAACTGGGAAGATTCCCCATCTACAAAAACACCACTAAACGCGACAAATCTTAATAAGATGGATGCAGGGATATATCAAAATGCTGATGACATTGAAGAATTACAGAACAGTGTAATTACAGCAAGTTTACTCACGGTACCTAAAGGGGATTTTATTACATATACGGCATCAGGAACACTTGAAACTGAGATTGTAGGGGATTATCCATATAAGGCAGATGTATCTATTGGAGGGGTAACAGCCGATCATAAAGCGGATGTAGTTCCTAGTTATACATCCAGCCAATTAGGTGTTTTGTGTAACCTTAACCAGACAAAATCAGGATATGTAAGATTATACGCAAATGCAGTACCTGACACAGATATAACACTTATGTCGGTTACTTGCATTAAGGCATGCTAAGTAATAGGGAGGATAAAAATATGGTAGGTAACACACATGGTGTAAATTCAAATTTAGTCTATAAACTAAATGTTGAATTGGAATCAATAACTACAAAAGAAGCTGCTGGGGATTGGAGTTCAAACCAAAGGTATGGCTATAAAGCTGATATATCAAAAGTGTATCCACTTTATAAAAAATTGTCAGAAGACAATTTTATTATAGAACTATTGGGCGGTTCAGGTTCCTCCAGCATAGGCAATGGTGGAGCACAGAACACAGGAAATTCAACGTTATCTAAAAGCTATAATGCCGATACTGGAATACTAACCATAGACGGAACTGGGCATTATCATTCTTATGATGGCTCATCCTGTAAATTTAATACATCAATATGCGTTTATCTTGTCCTTACAAAAGTAAAAGAATTGCCATGATTAAATGGTTTTAATTTTGAATTTACACCATGTGTGTTACCTACCAACCAGAGAGGAGAAAATATATGAAGAACACGAATGTAACAAAATGGATTAAGGCGGCAGGTGTGCGCGCCTTAAAGACAGTAGCGCAAACAGCAGTTGCAACAATCGGAACTGCAGCAGCAATGGGAGAGGTTAACTGGACTATGGTGGCAAGTGCATCAGTATTAGCCGGTATCTTGTCGGTACTAACCAGTGTAGCAGGACTTCCTGAAGTAAAGGAGGCGTAGCCAATGGCAAGTACAAAACAGATTAGAGAATTTATTAGTTTAATTGCGCCCGTTGCCATTGCAGCATGTAACCAGAGACAGAAAAAGGTTCTTCCATCTGTCTGTATTGCACAGGCAGCATGTGAGAGCAACTGGGGAACGTGCAGAAAAATGAAAGATGCCAAGGCCTTGTTTGGTATTAAGGTCGGCAAAAACAAGGTGCATTTTGGAAAATGTTGGAATGGCAAGGCGTACAGCACAAAAACAAAAGAGTGCTATAATGGCAAGACGTACGTAAACATTACGGATTTGTTTCGTGCCTATGACACTGTAGAGGATGCTGTAGGCGATTATTATGATATGTTAGGCAGTTGTACCCGCTATGCAAAATGTATCGGCGTAACGGATGCTGGGCAGTGTATCACAGCAATTCGGCAGGGCGGTTATGCTACCAGTCCGACCTACATTAACACGATCATGAATATCATTAATAAATACAATCTGACACAGTATGATGCATGCATGAAGGACAAGCCTATTACAATTGATCACAATCCTTTTGCTGAACCTACAGAAGTTATTGAAAAAGGTAGCAAAGGAGAAGGTGCTAAGTGGGTGCAGTGGTATTTATGGAAGTTTGGTTTACTTACTAAGAATGGACAGGCAGATGCTACACAAATTGATGGCACTATTGGAAGTAAGTCAGAGTATGCAATCAGCATAGCACAGTCACTATTGGGATTACCTACAACTGGAATTGTGAAAAAAGTGGATAGAGAAACCTTTAAAAAGGTATGTTAATGTATGAAAGAGAAGCTTTATGGCTTCTCTTTCATATTTATATAAAAAAGTCTTGACATTTGGTATTATATAGATTATATAGTATCTAGTGGTTTTCTTGAAATTTTCTGACAATGTAGATAATTGCACGTAAAAATGTTAAAATACATATAGGTGATTAATTATGGTAAAGGACAATAAATATAAAGGATTAAGCATTGACTTAAATAATATACAAGGATGGGCAAATGCATTTTGCAGTATAAATGATTTACAACTCATATCTATGGATGCTCAAGGAAATGCACAAGTTAAGAATTATATATTTAAAGTAAAGGATTTTACATTTGGAGTAGATTTCTTTGTAAGCAAAGGAAATAGATATACTATTTCTTATAAACGTGGAACAAGACAAGATGTTTCACAAATGTTTGCAGATTTTATTTTAGAACGTATCGGTACTGTGAATGTGACAGACGCAAATAAGGGTTTTACAATTCAAATTGAACATGAAGATTTTGAGGCGTTTATAGATCTGTTAGTAGATGATGATGTGCAGGTGCAAGATAAAAAAGAAGATAGTAAAGAAATTGTATTAAGAATAAAAAGTATGGAATATGGAGATACGATAACTGTACATTATTATAAAAATACGCATAATCTTTTTATCCAGGGACGCAGACTGCAATTATTTGAAAAAGCCGTAGAAATATTATCTGGCAAATGTCCATTAGATGAGGTTGTGGCTGCCGAGATTAGGTATGCGAAGGTTGCGATATCTCCGCAAGAGATGCTAAGAGAGATGGAAGATGCGTTGGAGGGTGCATATTCTTTTATATCTACTACACAAAAAGCTATTTTTGCAAGTGCATTTGTATTTTATAGAGTAGACATAGACATGCCAGATTATTCAATGTATATACAGGCAATGTGTCGTGGAATGGAAGGGTATATGCTTAAATTATTGGCATTCAATAATGTTGTTAATGAAGACGATAATACCTTAGGATATTTTTTCTACAATGATGAGCATAATTCCCATCCATTAGAGTTGCAGGCACAATATGCTTCTAAGATTGATAATGATAATGTAACAAATGAAATAAATAAACTTTACAAGTGGTGGCACAAGAATAGACATCAGTATTCGCATGCAAATGAAAGAGATGATACAACAGCTATTATAAAAGATAGAAAAATAGCCGATGCTATATTTAAAGAAGCTGTAAATCTTATTAGCAGCAGTTATAAAAACATTGTTTCTGCTAAAAAGGAAAGTTAGAGTGATATTATGAATGAAATTGTGATAAGAGAGTTAGATAGTATAGAAGGATATGACTATGTTATATATCCATCGTCATATATAAATCCACTTTCTAAGATAAAACTGCTTAGTGAGAAGTTAAAAAATAAAATAAATTATCCGTGTACTTTGCTATTTGATTTATTGTTATGTAATGGGGATAATTTCAACAGATTTGCAAAAGCATTTTATGATGGTGAAAAAGTTGTACGTGATTCTATTAAAATAGTTGAACTTGATGAAAACGAGATAGATTTTATTGAGCAGTATTATAAGGAATGTAAAAATTTATTAAAAAATGGTGTATTAACGCCGCAAGAATATATGTTACATTGCTAAACAAAGAGATCATAAGTTTAATGTGATCCCCCAAATTAGACTTTTCCTGAGACGGCATAAGCCGTCTCGTTTTTTATGCATCTAAAAGATAACATAAAAATACCGCCCCTCAATAGTTAGATTTTGGGGAGCGGTATAGTTTATACTTATGATTTTTATTCTATAATATCAATATAATATGCTCTTATAGCAGGAACATGAAAATTTTATATTTTCCACCGGAAACCGCAAGACTGGCAGACAGCATATGTGACTGTTTCTGTTTTTTTCCTGAGCATAAGTGGTATCACAATGAGTAGACCACATAGTGTTAATGCTAAAAGAATATACAATAATACTGTTAGACATCCTGTCTTTTTAGATTCAGATACAGTTTGATAAGTAATATTATTGCTATGACATTTAGGGCACATTCGTACATTATTCATATTATTTTCCCTCTCTTTTGATTAGCGAATTTAATTTATTTCTATCCCATAATTTCACATTAAGCGTATTGGCTTCAGAGATAGCTTGTGGCGTAAAATATTGATTAGTTAGTACTACAGCAACATCCTTGTGATATATGCTTTTTCCAGTATGAGCCTGTTGGATTGCAGAATTTCCGATATTGGATGAGTAGCATTTGCATTGAATGGCGTATGAAATATCATTTTTTACAGCTAAAATATCAATTCCATGATCACCACTTGTAGGAGTAAACTTTATATTTTCAAATCCATTTAGTGAAAGAATATGAGCAACATATTTTTCAAATTCAATACCGGACAAATTGTCATAATTAACATTTAAAGTTTTTTTATTGTCTGCCTTAAATTCTGAACTCGAAAATGAATCGGGAATGCAACTGCATATTTTGTCAAATGTGTCATGTGTAACTAATAACTCATAATTATTTGATTCAGGGTTATATTTTATAACTTTTAATTTTTCTAAAATGTTAAGATAATCTAATATTTCATCAGCTGGAAGGCTATCATAAGTTTTGTCAACGCCATTATCAAATATAATTTCCCCAATACATAGTAATATTTCTTTATCAAAAACAGTATTTTTACAATAAAATAAACTAGGCTCATAAATATCTATAAATCGTTCCAGCTCTTCAGAGGTCATTAAAACATTATAGTCTGTATCTATAATTTGAGCTTGTGTTATTTCTGAAATAATATTATTCAAATCCGACTCTTGTAATCGAAATTCGCGCATAAGCGGTATTATATTTACTCTCTGACAGGAGACAATTTCACGAGCCACATCTATAAAATATAGATGTAGTCCTTTTATAATGGTTCTACTTGATTTATATTCTTCAGGAGCAGTACATTCTTCGGCATGTGATGATTCAAAAGTATTTTCAGGTTCAGCAATGACGCAGGAAGCAAGTTTATTTTGTGGCTGGGAATGTAAATCATTTTTATTTTGGGACGGTTGTAGATGTGTTTTAACGTCATTATTTTCAATGTCATAACCATTTGATGTAGTTCTGGAATTAGATAAGTTAATAGGAACATGTACAATAGTTTCATCTTTGTCTTTTGGATTATTATCTTGATTCCAATTGTCCATATTAAGTATATCTAAAAATTTTCGCATAAATGTCATAATAATTTTAAATCTCCATTAACTTAGGCATAATATATTAATAATTATAACATTTTCTGACAAAGAATACTACATATTTTTCATAATTATATAAACAAAATTACCATGTATAATTATCGAGATTGGAGAGTAGATCAGGAGTGTGCCGGTATCCGTGACTTTCTAAATATATCCGGCGTTGCTCACGTTCTTGCAATTGTCGTATATTCTTTTTACGTGCAGTGGCTTTATTGTTGACCGGATTGCAGTAATAAGGACTGGCAGCTTCCGCAACTAAGCGTTCAGAGTTTCTTGTAGTAGTGAATATATTTCTAATCTGTAATTCTGAATCTGTAGGCTTTCTGGTTGTATGGGCTATATTGAGATACCATTTTTTATAATCAAATAAGGCTCTATTTGCAGCTTCATATGATATATCAAAATAATCATGTATATCTTTGGCGGTTATTTTTTGATACTTAGAGGTAAGGCACAAGTGATGTATCATTATCCTTGGTGCCAGTATGCAGCTTGCAAAGTAATCTGCTTCATCTTCCTGATCCGGTGATGAATGGTCATGATTTAGAAGTATGTGACCTAATTCATGCATTAATGTAAAACGTATTCTGAGATCTGGAGAAGCATCATTATAAAAAATGGTCTTATCTATAATACAGGCATCATTGGATATATTTAAGCATATATTTTTCTTCTTACTATTCAAAGTGCTATACGGTTTGCATTTATAACCATGCTTATTCAGGACCATTTTGCAGTCGAATGGGAATGCAAAAATCCCACAGATATCATATGTATTTAAAATCAACTTGTCTACATTATCCTTTAAATTCAATGGCTAATCGTCCTTCCGCATTTCATATATAATTTCTGCTATTTCTTCTCTGGAAAATTTCTTTTTCGCATTTCTGGCTGCAAATTCATCAATATCCTTATTTGTGACAGTAGGATATTGAGAAAATGGTATAATATTATCAGTATTATTTTCTTTAGGCATTATTCTTCTCGCTGTATCTGCTAGAAATTTCAAATCGTCTTCGGACATTGTTTTCATCATTTTAGCTATCTCGCATGCAGCAGCAGAATGAATATGAACTTCTGGTTCATCAATTAAAACTATATTAATGGAGTTTAAATCATTTTTATCTATTTTTATAGCATTTGTACCTGTGAGAAGTTTATTTACATGATTCTCTATAGATGAGAGAGTTTTTGTGTTTTCTAATTCTTTACTGTCCCAACCCATTAAGTATGCGGGGCTACAGCCAAGTACATCAGCCATCATTTTTACTTTTTTTAATGGCAATTCACGTGCATTTTCCATCTTGTTAACAGAGGAACGTGATTTATAACCTAATTTTTTAGAAAGTTCATCTTGAGTCAATCCTAACTCTTCTCGTTTTTCCCTAATTCTATCACCGACTGTTTTCATAATTAATGCACCACCTTTATATTTGATTATATCACTTGTTGAAAAAAATAGCTACATTTTTTGAAAAAAAGTGTTGACAAAAAAAGAAACAAGTAGTAGGCTACAAATGTAGACAAAAATAGAAACACAATATAGTAGATTTGGGGAGGTGATATGGATTGGTAGATACACAGTCTCTTGAAATACTGATAGCAGCATCTGGAAAGAAAAAAGGATATTTAGCTCATAAATTAAGCATTTCAAGACAATATTTCAGAATGAAATGTAATAATGAGGCAGACTTTACTACGAGAGAAGTTGAGATACTATGTAAAGAATTAAATATTACAAAACTATCTGAAAAAGAAAAAATTTTCTTTAAAAAGTAGACAAAAGCGGAAACACAGAAAGGAGTTATATGCAGGAATTATTAAATGTGAACGCAGATAGCCAGACGGTATCTGCTAGGGAACTTCATGAAAAATTGAATATTGGAACGCAGTATACGAAGTGGTTTGAGAGAATGTGCGAGTATGGATTCTCAGAAAATGAGGACTTCAAAGCTATTAGTCAAAAAAGACTAACAGCTCAGGGAAATGAAACAACATATATAGACCATGAAATATCACTGGATATGGCAAAGCAGATCTGCATGATTCAGCGAACACCAGAAGGTAAAGCAGTACGCCAGTATTTAATTGATCTGGAGAAAGCGTGGAACAGTCCGGAGCAGGTATTTGCCAGAGCGTTAAAGATGGCAGATGCGACAATTGCAAAATTAAAAGGAGATTGTGCAACGCTGATAGCTGACAATGAGAGGATGAAACCCAAAGAGATATTTGCGGATGCAGTTTCAGCGAGTCATACATCCATCCTGATCGGGGACTTGGCAAAGCTGATTTGTCAGAACGGTTATCAGATCGGACAGAAGCGACTATTTGAGTGGATGCGTAACCATGGATATCTGATAAGGAGTGGCTCATCTAAGAATATGCCGCAGCAACGATATCTGGAACAGGGCTTGTTTGAAGTCAAGGAGAGTAATGTTCAGAATCCGGATGGTTCGGTCCGTATTACCAAGACTACGAAAGTCACAGGTAAAGGGCAGGTGTATTTCGTTAATAAGTTTTTGAACGAAGGAAAGAGTGCATGATGGGCTACAAATACATAAAGTTGCGTATGCGAATCTTAGAAAAATACGATTCTATAACAGAATTTGCCGAAGCACTGGAGACTTACCAGGCAAATATATCACGTAAATTGTCTGGGAGAGTAGGATTCAGCCAGCAATGTATTGAAGAATGGGCAGCGGCACTGGATATTCCAAGAGAACAATACGGAGAATATTTCTTCACATAATACTTTATAACAGAGAATGATATGTAAATAGGAAGAAACAGGATCAGGAGGAAGAAAAATGGTGGGAGAAAGAATGATAGAAGTCCCTTATGGAGATTTCGTGGATGGTCAGAAAGCCATGGCAGACCTTGACGCTTTAAGAGCAATTGTAAGTCACAGTAAATATCCGGATGTAGAAGTAATCAGAGCAGTGTTAGGAATCTGGAAAGATGAAGAGGACAGGCAGGCATGAAACATGCATTAGCATCATTCGGGATTGTCGCTTTTTTTGTGGCGGCAGGATGTACAGAAGCTGGTAACTACATAGGAGCAGTTGTGGCATTGGTATTATCTGGTGTGCTTATGCATCCAGAGATACAGGAAGTAAGAGAACAATTAAAAACGCCCTGGTAAGGCGGTAACCTATACCAAGGCAGATATAACAATTCAATTACATAATACATGAAAGGAACTGGAAATGCAAGTCATTGAAAACAGAATGGTCGTAGATGGGGAGTGGATTCATACAGACCCAGTAGAGCATCATGAAGAACAGGAAACTGGATATGAAAACATCACAACTGGGGAATTTGTTAGTGAAAATGATGCACTGGACTATGCAAGAGAATCCGCAGATCAGGAAGAAATGACGGATGTTGAGTTTGTAAAATGGTTCTTTTCAGGTAATTGGGTAAAAAGATAGTGGAGGTAAAAATGTTAAAGCCATATGAAGAATTGAGAAAAATAGATGTTACGCCATTTTGTGACAAAAGAGATAAAATTGATTATTTACCGTATAACAAGTGCATTGATCTATTGCATGAGAACGGAGCAGAAATAGTATATTTCTTACCTGTTCCGAATCCAAAGACAGGTGGTAGTTTGTATGAGTCAGATTCAGTATTTGAAGATAAGAACGGTAATAAGAACAGATGTTATGAGACAAGAATCGAGATTCATATTGATGATAACACTTATTTTATGCAGTCTCCCGTTATGAATGGGGCTAATCCGGTTAGGGACAATAGCATGAGTCAGCAAAGAGTCTGGAACAGCATGACACGTTCCTTTGTAAAAGCAGTTGCAATGTACACTGGGCTTGGTTTCTCTTTGTGGTTAAAGGAAGAGGAAAGTGAGAGAAAAGAGCAACAGGATGCAGATTCTTACCATGACATTATGAAAATTCAGGAACGTGTATTTGAAACGGTTACAGCTATTCAGAAGAAGGGGCAGCTTTCACTTGCGCAGATTGCTGAGAAAATTGGTAGAACAGAGGATGAATTGAAACAGTATATGAACTCCTATAAAATTCTGTACGCAGTTGAAAATAACCTTAACTATATTTTGAGGGAAATCCAAAATGATAAGTGATAAAGACCGGTCTGGTTATATTGGTGCAAGCGATACAGCCTTTGTAATGCGAAACTGGAACACCAAAACTTTTGAAAATTGGTGGAGAGTGAAACAAGGTATTGCGGTTAATAATCTTTCTACAGATGCCATGATGGCAGGAACAGCATATGAACACAAGATACTGGATGCGTTGAATATACCGGGTATGGAAAAGGACAAACAGATCATTAAGGGACGGTTAAGGGTAAATCTGGATGGAAATACCTCTTCAAAAATATATGAAGTAAAGACATATAAGGCAGACAAAACATTTAAAGTGTCAACCGGATATCGAATGCAAGTAAATGTCGAAATGTATGCATCTGGAATAAAAGATGCATGTATCGTTGCTTATGCGTTAGATGAAAAGGATTATTGCAATTATTTCAGAGAAATAGATTCTGAACGGCTTTCTTTTCATCCAATTCTATATGATCAGGAGTTTATAGAAGAGTATGAAAAACGGTTGCTGTATCTGAGCATGTGCTTGGAAAATGGAGTATTCCCACAGGAAGGGGCAGTTTAGATGCAAGGAATAGGCAATGTAAAGTCCATTACAAGGGATTTTGTTACAGGTAAGGCTATTGTGGCAGTGCAATTTGACAGTGTATCGCCACAGGAATTGCAGAATCTATCCAATGAAGAAAAGTACCAGATAACCATAGATAAGCCAAGAAAAAAGCGATCATTGGACGCCAACGGCATGTTATGGGCATGTATTGGGGAGATCACGACGGCTCTGAATGCGGATAAATGGCAGATATATTTACAAATGCTTAAGCGGTATGGTAAGTACACCTACATAGTTGTAAAAGAGAATGTTGTAGATGCAGTAAAACGTCAGTGGCGTGAATGTGAGGTAATCGGAGAGATTGATATACATGGTTCCAAGGGAATACAGATGCTTTGCTATTTTGGTAGCAGCACCTATGACAGCAAAGAATTTTCAGTACTGTTGAATGGCGTTATTGCAGAAATGCAGGATATAGGATTACAGCCACCGCCAAGCAAGGAAATGCGCAAAGCATTGAAAAGGTTGGAGAAAAATGAGCAGAACAAAATCGGTGTTGGTTGATGATATGGAACATTGCATTGTATGTGGCAGCCCTTATATCGAAGTGCATCATGTATTCTTTGGAGCAAAGCGCCCTATAGCGGATAAGTACGGTTATGTATTGCCGTTATGCAATAAACATCATACCGGCAGTGCTGATTGCCCACATAAGAACAGGGCAATCGACCTTGCCTACAAATGTATGGCACAGAAGCATTTTGAAGCGAACAGGGGCAACAGAGCAATGTTTATAGAATTGTTTGGAAAATCGTATTTGTAATTGGAAATGATCAGAAAGGATGTAGAACAAATGGCAAAATTTACAGTTGAGGTTAATTTAGATTGGTTAGATGAAGAAACAACCATTGATGAAGAAATAAAAGAAGAGGTAATTCGCGGTGCAAAAGATTATCTCTTGGAAAAGACAACTGATGAGATTCAGAAGAAACTTGATGCTGAAATTGGTAAAAAGTTAGTCGAAGCCAGTGAAAAGGTTGAGGAAATTGTTGACGGATTCTTAGAGACTGTCACTACTGACAATATTTCCAAGCTAAAAATTGCAGAAAAAAAGTCTGACTGGTCAAACGAAGTAATCATGACCCCTATCGGAGATTATATAGGAAAACGATTTGAGAGTTTTTGCAATGAAAAAAGATATAATAAAAACTTTGAGTTGGCTTCATATAACAGTGATAAGAAATATTCTATGACACAGGCGTCAATTATTAAGTATCTGGATGAAACACTTTCAAAGCAAGTGGAAACAATTGTTAAAAATGCGCAGAAGAACGCAGAGCAGGAGATTGTTAAAACACTTGAACAGACATTAATGCAAAATCTTGCCGAGGAAACTGTAAAGAAAATGAATATCCCACAGGTATTGCAGAATTTACAGGAAAGATATACAGAGATTGAAAAACAGGGGGATTGATTTTGAGTAGAACAGATTTTTTAAATGCGCGACAGCGATATGCAATAGAAGCGGCAAATAAAAAGCGCATACTTACAGTCAATCCGGAAGTAGACGAGAACAGCGGCATCTACTTTTTAACCAGAGCGGATGATAACGGCATAAGGCATGCATATATCGGACAGGCTAAACACCTGCTGACACGCCTTGCACAGCATTTAAACGGGTATCAATACATAGACCTGTCAATTAAAAAGCATGGTTTGTATGCTGCTGATAATGCTCTTGGGTATGCAGTTAATTTTTTACATTATCCACAGGAAGAACTGGACGAAAAAGAGCAGTACTGGATTACACAGTATGCCCGTAAGGGATATCAGTTAAAAAATCGTACTGGTGGCAGTCAGGGAAAAGGTAAGGAGCAGATCGCAGAATACCGACCGGCTAAAGGCTATAGAGACGGTCTTAGACAAGGCAGAATAAACCTTGCTAGGGAATTGTACAGTATTGCTAGTAAGCACCTTGAAATCGGTCTTAGAGAGGATAAGAGAGGTAATAAGGTGTCGCAAAAACAACTGGATAAATTCATGGAACTTATAAATGTGGACTCATATAAGGAGAATGCGGATGAATAACAGGTTGAAGTGTGAAATCTATAGAGATTCCATGCAGAATTATAAAAAATACGCAATACCACCGGCACAGTTAATCATAGCGGATGTTCCATACAATGTTGGTAACAATTTTTATGGGTCAAATCCTATGTGGTATAACGGCGGCGACAATAAGAACGGAGAAAGCAAATTAGCAGGTAAAGCGGCGTTTAATTCGGATTTTAATTTTAATCTTTATGAGTATTTTCATTTTTGTAGCAAGATGCTTAAGAAAGAGGATAAAAAGAACGTGACAAGAGGTAGAAGCAGCAATAGTCCATGCATGATCGTGTTCTGTTCCTTTGAACAAATGTCAACTTTGATTGCGGCGGCTAAAAAACATGGATTTATCCATTACATGCCACTTGTATTCGTGAAAAATTACAGTCCACAGGTTTTAAAAGCAAATATGCGTGTCGTAGGTGCTACAGAATATGCACTTGTATTGTATAGAGACAGATTGCCAAAGTTTCGCAACGGTGCGAAGTTTGACGAAGAGGGAAAAACAATACGTGGTACAGGACATATGATTTTTAACTGGTTTACATGGGAAAAAGATAGTAAAGACATTCCCAAAATACACCCTGCGCAAAAGCCTGTGAATGTTATTAAAAAGCTGATAGAGATTTTTACAGATGAGGGAGATGTAGTTATTGATCCCTGCTGTGGAAGTGGCAGCACACTAAGAGCGGCGGTTGAAATGGGCAGGAGTGCATATGGATTTGAAATTGACCGTACATTCTATACCCGAGCGAGGGATGAAATGCTTGTATTCCCAGAAAATAATCAAATGTCGGTATTTGATTTAGCACAGTAATTGATTGCCTATTGGCATGAGATAAGGTTGGAACACCTACCCGTAGGGTAAAAGAAACCGTTCATTTTGTTATATATCACAGAAAAAGCCATTGGAAAAGCCGAGCCGGGGCGGCAATTCCCCGGCAGATAGGAGAAATAATGGAAAAACTTGATTTAGCAGAGATTGCAGGCGGCGCTTTACAGGAAAAGGCGCAGGCAGCAATTGAGGAAGTAGCAGCGAACATGCAGGACCCAAACACCCCCTGGAAGAATAAAAGAGAGGTAGTTATCAAACTGGCATTTACCCAGAATGAGGACAGGGATAATGCAACCTGTGAAATTTCTGTAAGTAAAAAGCTGGCACAGGTTAAGCCGATTACTACAAATTTTGCAATGGGACAGGATTTGAAGGATGGCGGCATTTACATGGAAGAGTACGGTAAATACATAAAAGGTCAGATGACTCTTGATGATACGCAGCCACATCAGGTTATTGGTGATGATGTAGTTGATACTGATACAGGCGAAGTTGTTGGAAAAGTAACACCATTCAATGTAAAGGAAGCATAGGAGGAATAGAACATTATGATTAAAGAAGCATTACAGTATATCGTTGGATTATCAGAAGCAAAAACACAGGAAATTAATGGACAGGTTTATTCTGACAAGAATTTGATCAGAATTTCTCACAATCCTAAAGCAGAAGCCATCAGTATGAGCACTCTTACAAGCCTTGTAGACTATATCAAGGCAGGAATTGATAAAATGTCCGACAAGATGATTATCCAGGTTGTAGACCCTCTTACAGTTCGCTTAATTAGTATGTTGGATGATGAACGTAAGCGCGAAGTTCTGGTTGAGGTAACAGGACAGGTACCGCAGATCACATTTAATCGCTACATTGATCGTGAATCCTTTAATATCGCATTACAGTCTAAGTTTATCCATGATGATAATGTGGCGCTGCTTTTGAAGTTTGTCGGCACTGTACAGAGTGAATCTGTTGCTGCTTATGGTGATGATGGAGTATCACAGAAAGCCACTATTAAAAAGGGTATTGCCGGATCACAGGATGCGCTTGTACCTAATCCCGTTGTATTAAGACCATACAGAACCTTTATGGAAGTGGAGCAGCCGGCAAGTTCTTTTGTGTTCCGCATGAAAGATGATAGAGATATTGAGTGCGCAATTTTTGAAGCAGACGGCGGCGCATGGAAGAATGCAGCAATGCAGAACATCAAGGACTATCTGGAGTATGAATTGAGCGAATATAAGCAGTTTACGGTTATTTCATAATACATAATTCCCCTGCCCTTTGGGGTGGGGGAGAAAGGTAAAAGGCAGATGCAGGGAGATTACATAAAATTAAACCGAAAAATTCTGGAATGGGAATGGTGGGGAGATATCAAAACATATAGAGTCTTTACATATTGCCTTTTACAAGCCAATTGGAAGGAAAGAAGCTGGAACGGGATGGCAATTGAAAGGGGTTCTTTTCCTACTTCATTGCCCAGAATTGCAAAGGATTGTTCTCTTACAGAAAATGAGGTCAGAACTGCACTTAAACATTTGAAAAGCACAGGCGAAATCACAGACAAACCATTTAATAAATTCCGCATAATTACGGTATCTAACTATGATTTGTACCAGTGTGATAACAGACAGGTTCACAGTCAAATCACAGACAAGTCACAGGCAGTTAACAGGCAGACCACTGGCAAATCACAGGCAAATCACAGGCAATTAACAGCACTAGAAGAAGGAAAGAATAGAAAGAAGGAAAGAAAGCTTCCTGTATACTTTAAATAGGTCAAGAGATTGACGAAAAAAATACCTCAAGTAAAATTAGATTATTACTGACCTGGCGAGTTGGTAAAATCTAACGAATACAAGAGGTATCT